TAAAATTATTATCATCTAATGAAAATATATAAACTGGTAATGTTCCCATATCATAAACAACAAAAACATCATCGCTTCAATTATTGATGGGTAAAATGGCAATAAACAAATAAATTGTAAGTCAAACTGGTAACAAGGTTGTGACAAAATACAATTAATCATAAATGGAATTGACAAAAGACAATTTGGATATTGATTTATTCAAAATCGATAATGAAAATGAAGCATTAAGATATTATTGATTTGACAAGTACCACACTATTTAGAAAATTAAAAATATTGGAAATTCAAGTATTTTCAATCCAAGTGCAAGTTAGTATATACATGGTCTGAGATAAAATGATATGATTGCACTTAAAAGAAATTGTGAAACAAAAACATTCAAAGAAGGTTAATTAGCATGGCACAGAGAAACTGTTGAATATGAAAAATATATTAACTAAATGGATTACATGAGATACCGTACTTAAAAACTATAATTTAAAACATAGTTGTAAGAAATTGCTGAAAAATCTGATAAATTTAGCAATTTGTACTCTGACATTAGAATGTATAAACAACTGTCCAAAAAGAAATATTTTGATGATGAATGCACTGTTAGAGGAATTGTTTGTAAAGAATAAAAACTGCATCAATCCTCAGCATAAAGAATTTTAGGACATAGAGTTTTTGAACATGATTAGTGGGATGAAATGGCAAATGCAAAAATGCAGTTGATTGAAGAAACTGATGATGAACTTGGAAGAGATTTAGAAGATTTATAAACATGTGGTACAATTAATGAGATTTACTCTTAATGTGTCAGAATTTCTGGTCTTGATGGTTATTCATAAGCTGCTGAAATATTACCATTCACTGAAGAAGAGGAGATGATATCTGATTCAACAACATGTGGATGTAACAATCATTTGTGTGTCAGGCCACAAAATTGGGTCATTAACATCGATCAAAGTAAAGCAAATCTAACAACAATGATTTATTTAATTAAAATATTGTAAGGTTGTGAATACAAAGAAAACTTACTATCATAATGGAAAAATGTTTTCGCACCTGGTATGCTTGGAACTAGTGATTACAAAAATATGTTGAATCTTGTAAAATAAAAATGGAGAGAGGTTCATATTTTAGCTAGTAGCATGGATATACATCCAAATGCTGCAATGGAACGTTTAAAGACAACACTTAAATATCAGCTGTAATATAACTGGTCAATATCAAAAAGTGATTGTAAACAACTTGAACTGCTACATCCATATGCAACTGTCGACATGTAAACACATACAAAAATGGGTTTTAAAGAAGTCTTGACTATACTATCACATACAATAAAACGCTTAAGAAAATTCAGTGGTAGTAATAAAAAAGATATTTTTGGTGATGGCACAAATTGGACTGAACTGAATTTAATTTAAAGATCAGTCAATTTAATGTTAATTGACAACGGTTGGCATTCTGGCGCAGTATGTTCACATCTGTTAGCAATGGTCGGAAGCAAGTTTTATAGAAATTAATTTCAATGGATGTTCGATCATAATATTCACAGGCTTAATCTTTAAGATTACACTAAAATAACTAAGAAAGCTCATGAAATAATCAGAAGGACAGGTGTTGATTAAAATCTTAAAGTTTTGAATGATGAGGATAGAGTAGGTTATTAATATCTGCAAGACTTATCAGGTAGAGCAATGTTTGATCTTGATTGGTATGCAGATTTAGAAGAGCGTATGCGACCACCAATTATAAAACTAGCACATGATGGTAAACAATTTAGTGCAACTGAATTTGTTTTACGCAGAAATCAAAATTTATACAATGTTTGGAGCAAGTTAGATGCATCGAATTAAAGATTTGAAACATTTATAAATTACATGATGCGTAGATTTGAGTGGTGTAAATCAGGCAGTGCAATGGGTGCAAAAGGTACATTTGCTGAGAATACAGACTAATACATGAATGATTCATTAGCATCTAAAATCAGAATAGATAAGAGAAATTCATCTGGTGCATCTAAAGCATTTGACATTGCAACTTATCTCAGTAGACTGCCAATACTTTTTACAACTGCAGTTCGCAAAATGGAGAATGGTAAAAGTCGTGTTCTGTTGCCTACTGACATTATACATTATTACATTGGCAGTTATGTCTTAAGTTAAATTGAAAACAGATTAGACAGAAGGATTGAGATTGGTGAGCCAAAAGATGCATTTGAAAAAGCTCTATTCTTATGCAACTTAACAAAATAGTGTTAGACTGGTGTTGATTCATGGTCATTTGATTGGGATAATTTTAATGTGTAGCACTCTGCTTAAGATCAATCAAGTGTTTATAGTGTTTTGTGTGA